GCGTTGATGTCGTTGCTGTTAGACAACTGCTTCTTCAACGCCTCGTCGATTATAATAGATAACCTATCCTCGATGTTCATACTACATTATAGTATTAGCTTCGAAGAACTTCCATAATTGGAGCTATCCCCTCTTCACCGTTCTCAATAAGATCTTGCAGGTGAGCAGATTGGAACTTCTTACCAGTAGCCTTCACTGTATACCAAGATCCTCCACGCTCTACAATACCGTCACGCTCAAGGTGCGGCAGCAGACCATACAGAGGGTTCAAGCCTTTGTTAAACATAAGCTCAAACTCACAACTCTTGAACGGCTCGATCAGCTTGTTCTTCTTGTTCTTTACCTTACCTCGAATACCAGTGGGATTGTCCTTGTCACCGACAGTATCAGTCTTTGAAGTCTCCAGGTTTACACCCAGGTAATATTCAAGAGCATTACCACCCGCAGCAGCCACACGAGGATCACCATACATTACACCTACCTTTGTGCGGATCTGGTTGACCAACACAAGAGCGACTTTCTTAGGTCGAAGAATAGGATTGATCTTTCGGAGGCAGGCACCAATCATCTTGGCACGGGTAGCTCCCTGCATGTTGTTACCCTCATACCCTTCGGCATCCATCTCAGCCTTGGATGGAGACACTGCCAGACTATCATAGAAGACTACGATAGGAGTGCTAGGATCCTCAGTGCGGATCGAGTTGATGATCTTCTCAATAGTATCAAAACACTCCTCGACAGTCTCAGGAGCAGCATAGATAAGCTTCTCAGGGTCTATACCTAATGTCCTCGCAAAGGTAGGGTTGTAGGCATTTTCAGAATCAATAATCAGGGTGTGGTAGCCCTTACGTTGTGCCTCACGAAGAATGTGAGTGCCAAACACAGTCTTGGCAGTAGAAGCCTGCCCAATAAACTGCGTGATCATACCGATGGGTATACCACCGTTATATTTACCGGAGATGACCTTATTCAGTGCATAAGATCCAGTGGAGATTAACTCCGGTGTAAGCTCTTGCTCCGAGAGCATTGAAGCGTTCTTAAGTTTCAAAATAATATCTGTATTCATATTATATTATAGACCTGGAGTCTAACTCACAGGCCAATAATATTCGATATTAGTAGGCTCAGTCCAGCCATGAGCAGCGTAATACACAGGATCCTTGCGAAGCAGATTACTGCGATGGCTAGCATGAACTCTATCGTCACCGATCCACGACGGGAGAGTAATGTCATCAGGAAGATCATAGAACTTCATGGTGTTGTTGTAACCACGGTCAATCCACTCTTGGATACAGACATTGTGGTAGAGCTTGAGAGCGTCCATGTGACCGATCCACATAGTGCGAGCAGGGTGATTCATCCAACCGACCTTGGCATTGGGGTTAGCAGCCAGCTTGTTGGTGCTGTTGACCAGTTGCATAGCCTCTACACGCTGCTTGCCAAGACGGCGGTAGTCGAGGGCTTTGACGGATGCGACGAAATCAGGATAGGGAAGGAAGGTTTGCATGTCCTAGATTATACCACCAGATGCGTATTTTACTACAGAAAGGTCAACAAAATGCATAAATACTTGTATAGCCATGACCGAAAACTTAAACCAAAATGTGACTCGCGCTGACCTGAATCAGCAGCTTGAGATTCACAAGAAGACTATCGAGCTTCAAATGGAGCTTAGTCAACAGCAACAACAAATTCTGGACAAGCTGTCTAAGTTCAACGTAGCTTGCCAGGAGCACAGTAGAATACTTGAAATGTTAGAGAGACGCACCTGGAAGCAAGGATGGCTTTATTGGGGTATGATCTTCTCTCTTGTTTCCTCTGTGGGAGCACTGCTAACTAAGGCGTAAGGAAAGCTTATGAAAAACGAAGACCGTGATGAGTTGTTGAAGAAAATTGACAATATTAAAAACAACAACTATGACCACTGCGAAGATGCAGATATAGACTACAAAGACAAATACTCCAAAGACATTGAATACATGTCCATGGAGTTAGATTATGAGCTTGATAGAATTAGAAAAAGACGGGCTTATTAGTTCCCGTCATCTTCGTAGTCGTTGTTGGCGAATCTCTTACCGCCTCCTTCCACAAAACCATCAGGGTATCTTGCCCTGAGCTTCCTCACGTTCTCTTCTGCAACGTCTGATAGATCAAGATTTAAATTATGAGCAGCCATGGCGACGTAATAAAGAATGTCACCAAGCTCTCTCTTGGCATCATCTTTGTTTAGCATCTTACCATGGAACTCACTCTTCTTGATGAGTTCACAATACTCACCCGCCTCACCGGAGATGCCAAGAGCCCAATTCAGAGCAGCTTGGGAGTAAGTGAGGTTGGGGTTAGCAGTTCGCTTACACTCTTTCTGGAATTCGTTGAAGTTCATTTTATAATTTTAAATAGATTCTAAATACTTTTTAATTTTGTCAACATCTTCCTGTCGTTGAGAATGTTGCTCATCTGAATAAAAATTATTGGTATCATAAACTCTTTCTTTATTAGTTTGATCTTGAAACTCAGGTGTTTCCCTAAGATGGTGAACATGCAGACGCATATCTTGAACATATGTTTGAGTATCAAGAGCTACATCCTGAACCCAAGTATCATTTGAACAGTTGTTTGAAACTCTACCAGTTATCTCAACCCATTTTTTAGGAAATACAGGAAAGAGGCAGGTCCCTGGCCTGTCTTGAGCGCAGGCTATAACTTTAAGATCATCACCATACTGCATAGGCACCATATCCCAAGGCTTAGTACCTATCATAGCGTCATCATTCCAGAGAAATAACCATTTACCTTGTGCTTTTTCTGCAAGAAAATTATAATACTTGTGAAGGTGCTTATACCCATACCTCTCAGATACAAATAATTTCACATTGTCGTTGCTTTCATAATAATTCTTAACTTCTTCATAAGAAGACTGGTCATCGTCATCAAACATTAACAAAATCTCAACCAAATCAGGATGAGCAGCATTTTCAAATAAAAAGTCACAAGTCCGAATACACCCCTTGGGTCTTTTTCTGGTGGGGCACATGATTGACACGTTATATTTATGAGTATCCATGATTAATAAGCTTAGAGAGCATACCTCACTGTCCAATCCGTATGACGTTTACACCTTCCTGGTCAGGAATGTATCGCCACGGATCTAAAACAACAGATCCTTCTGGGAACTTGTAGTTAGTGAAGTCTTTGTGCTTTGTACCTACAAAGAAAAGATGGGGTACCTCTTGGTTGAGGTCAAGTGGGTGAGAGTCGATGTGAGGATCATACATCTCTGCTTGAATACCTCTTTCTTCTAAGATGTTTTTAAGAAGAATAGACGGGCTACCGACAGTGAGGTTTGTTTCTTCCTTGAAAGCCTTTCCTAGAATCAGCACAGGCATGTCAGCTTGGTGATCCTCAATTAAATCAGCCAACCAAGCAGTTTGTTCTTCCCGACCAAGCATCAAAGATTCAAAGAAATCATAGCTTAGATCAAGCTTCTTAGCCAGCCAAGACATCGCAATGTTATCTCTTGGGTGGCAACCGCCTCCATCGCCCATACCTCCAGAAAGATATTTGCCGCTTATCAATCTTTCATTAGCCAGCTTCATAGCATCGGTAACCGCATCGACATCAGCGCCAATCTTGTGGCAAACTTCCATCATGGTATTTGCGTAAGCGATTTTCATACCGATAAAGGTATTATACGCAACTTTAATCAACTCTGCGTTATTAATAGCTGTCTTATAGAACGGGCGATCATGCAGGGTTTGGTAGAACTCCTCAGCCTTCTGAGCAGCAAACTCATCATCCACGCCAAACAATACAAATTCGGGCATCAAGAAGTCTCGCATTGTCGTACCCATTGCAATGAAGAAAGGATTGTAGCAAAGCTTAACGTGTCTGCTAAGGAAAGGCTTGATCTCTCTCTCAATTGTTCCTGGCAGGACAGTTGAGATTATTATCACTACCTTATCCTTGCCCTGCTTATCAACCTCAGCAGATAAAGCACGCATACCTTCAACAAGGTATTCATAGTTGAAATCAACTCTTTCGTCAGAGATCCTAGTAATCCCCTCAAATCTTTGATCATGAGGAGTTTGAATAGGAACAAAGATAATCTCTGAATCAGATACTACTTTGTCTATAGATTTAAACTGTATATTAGAGTTATCTAAATGATCTTGAGCCCATAACTCCTTATATGGAAGCTTTTTAGTTTCAATAATATTTTTAACTTCGGCATTGATATCGTAACCGCAAACTTTGTGTCCCTTTGATTCAACCGCTAAAGCGCAGGGTAGCCCTAGCTTACCTAAACCTAAAAATCCAATATTCATTTATTCACCTTACAGACTGGTATGGTTTCCATCTTATGATAGTTCAAAGCTCTATGCTTTTTGAAAATATTTATAACTTTTTTCTGTCGATCAGTCAGTAAAATATCCTCACCGGACTCGCAGTACTTCATTGCCCATTCCAGTTCTGGGTAAGTAGCTTGAAGTTGATCTTCATCGACTCTCCCATCATCCCATAAACCATCAGTCGGAGGAGCTTTTTGTATTTCATCTGGAATTTTTATCTCCTTTGCTAATTCGTAAACCTCAGTCTTCATCAAATCTGCGATGGGAGATAGATCAACCCCACCGTCCCCATACTTAGTAAAAAACCCAACACCAAAGTCTTCTACCTTATTACCAGTACCAACAACCAGATACCCTTTTGAAGCTGCGAGGGCATATAACGTCGTCATACGAAGTCTAGCTTTACTGTTTGCATATCCAAGATCAGAAGATGAAACAGACTCTTTAAAGCAATCATAAGTTTTTGAAAGATCAATGTTTTTAGTATCAACATTTGAATACTTTTCCGCTAACCAATTTTTCTGTAGTTCAGACCTAGAATGTAGTGTGCTGTCCTGGTTTATAGGGAGAGAGACTGCCAGTGTGGGGTACCCTGTTTCAGCGCATAAGGTAGATGTCACTGCTGAATCAATTCCTCCAGAGATACCCACGACAAAGCCTTTCATATTACTTTTCTTAATATAATTTTTAAGCCACTCAGTAATTGTTAATCTATAGTTGTTTTTCATAACTTAATTGTTACTCCTAAATTTTGAGTAATTCTCTAAAAGCTTAGACTTGCTTTCGTTAAACCTATCAAGCTTCCATTGAACATATTCTTCTCCCCAAGAATCAATCTTCTTGTAAAAATTGTTATCGCCTAAGTGAATACCAAAATCGGACAAGCAAACCACCAACTTATCTAGACCCCTCATTTCAAACGTCATGTGAGCATCCTCATGTCCATACCTCCCATAGTCTTCACAGAGTCTTTTAATCCTCTCTTTAAAAGTCTTTCCAAAAGTTAGGCAAGCGCCACCAATACACGCAGTGTTATAATACTCAGTAACTCCAGGGATACCTTGCATCTTTACCCCTCCATTGAGACCCTCTACATTCACGCCGACCATTCCGACTTCTTCCTTATCTGACAGAATTCTTATGCTCTTTGCGAGCCAATCGAGAGGCAAGAGAACATCGTTGTCAACAACAGAGCAGAAATCATAAGAATGGTGATCAAAGAACTCATTTAGTCTTTTAGCCTTTCCTTTTGAATCATCATAATTTTTAATTGTTACAGACTCACAGAAGTTACGACTTTCTAATGTTTCAAGATAATCCTTAGTGCTATCTGATGATCCATCGTTAATGATCCATAGATGAAACTTTTCTCCTGAAAAGTCCATCAAATGCTCTATCGTTTTCTTAGTTAAATCAACTCTATTATACAGAGACATTATTACAAAGTTTCTCATAGTTACCAGTGTTCTCCTAATATCTTGTCGCAATACTTAGCACCTAAGTCGTGAACGAATCTTGGATACATATTTCCATCAGACTCTTCCGTAGTATCATACCAACCCTTGTAGGAAATCCACCTATTCTTTTTCATAACTAGCTGCATGGCGTCTATGTTATATTTCATGGTTGGGTATCCTGTAAAGATCATTGATCGAGTACTTGCATTCTCTATCTCTCGCCAAACGCACTTACCATTACATTGCATACCCATCATCTTAATGGGAAATATAATGATATCCTCGCCAGAGTAATCTAATTCCTGAGGAAGCTTATGGTTTGCTTTCGCATTAATCTCCTCTAAGGCATATGGATAAAGAACATTATCTGGGTTGAAATGAATTATCCACTCACCTTTCGATTTCTTTATACCACGGTTACGATTTCCGTGCCCCCAATTATTTTCTCTCTTGTCGGTTACCCTTAGCTTGAACCTATCATCATCAGGCATGGGAATGTCTCTAGATGTTGGACCGTCGTGATACACCAAGACTTCAAAGTCTTTGAAGGTTTGCTCTAGCAAGCAGTTCATACCTCTTCTGAAAAGCTCATCAGAGATAGACTGATCATAGTGGGGAACAATAATACTAAATTTCATCTTTCAAAGGGTGGTTCGTATCTTTTATAGCTTGCACGTAAAGATCATAACGAAGTTGAGATTGCTTACGACCATCGTATAAATCTTTTGTTCTATCATGTAGATTCTGACCAAGCTCTATGCGGTGCTTCTTATCCTTGCAGAGCTTAGTAAGAATCTTCACCCACTCAGACTTCGGAGCGTCAGGATCAATAAGGTAACCTGTCTCTCCATTGATTATAGTCTCGTCGTAACAACCAACATTACTAGCAACCAGCGGGATCTTATAGCGTGAGCACTCTGCAACCTTGATGTCAGACTTCGAGTCGTTGAAGTTGTTCATCTGTAGAGGAGCTATTGCAACGTCCATATCCGCGTAGTAACGCCCGTAAGCGTCTGGGGGTAGTGCGTAGTGTATGTTGTAGTTTTTCTGCCCCTTGAAGCCTCTCAGAAGCTGCTGCATGTATTCAGGCCACACCTTTGCTTCCCAACCAGTCTTAGGTTTGTTAGGGTCAGGTGGTGGGTGACCATAGAAGTTCCACTGCACATTCTCTCTACCAACCTTTTGGTTGACGAGGTGTGGTATGGCATTGAAGACCTTTACGTCGCCTCTGTGGTGAATACCTGCTGCGTAACCGATGCGTGTAAACTTTCTAGTTGTCTTAGGGTGATTCCATGAAGGTAACTTGTAATCTAAAACATTCTTAACGACAGCAAGACACTTACCTATGAACGGTCTAATTCTTTGTGCAAATTTAACTTGAGTGACAGTCACTAAGTCTGCATTGTAGTAACAGAACTTAGTAACCTCGTCTAATTTATTGTCTCTGTAAGTATCATACAGGTGGTGCTCTTCATAGAGATCTGTAAGTAAGTCGTCTGTATCGAAGTGGACAAACTTACCAAGCTTCTTTGCAATACCGATAACTCGACCAGTGTAAGGACCACCATACTTCAAGATGTTCGCCACAAAAACAATATCAGCCCAATTCATATCAGTGAGCTTGTCCTCTGGTGGCGCGTAGTTCTTAGCCGGATCAACCTCTAAAGGATTGTCGTTGAACCTAACCTCAACCTTATCTGCAAGTTCTTCTTGCATCATCTTCATGGGAGATAGCTGCCTGTAATAGCTACAGCCCCCATGGTTTGCATACACGACTAAGATCTTCAACTTTCGCATAAAGAGATAATAGTCCTATGTATAAAAAAAACTAACCCAGATCCGAAGACCTGGGTTAGAAACTTCATCTAGACTACACGTATTGTTTTTTACTCTGCCGCTTTCTGCTCTCCTTCATACGCTTCCTTGGAAGCCTCCGAACTGTGTGCAACACCTATCGCTCGACCCAGCGAGACCACAGCATCCTTCAGTTCCATCTTACCATTTGCAGGCACAGCGGAGACCATAGCGTCCTTATAGTGCTTTCTCTTTCGACGCGAGAAGAGAACTCCCAAACCTTCGAGAGCAGCGACACCCGGCCAGACAGCATTGGCTACACCCAGACCAATACCCACGGCATTTTCAGCCCAATCTTGCTTGGGGTTGACCAGTTCAATGGTCTTTTCAGACGGATCCACAACTTCATCCTTACCAACAATCACAATCGTTTCACCAGTTTCAGCAAGCTTTGTTGCTACCTTAGGAGGAAGAAGACCTAGATCGGCAGGAACGGCATTCTGCCTATTTTCTTCCTTCACATTGCTGATAGTGGTGACAACCTTGTCTCCAAACACACGCTCCAACATGGAGCACGATGCACACGACATCCCCAGCACTGCGGCGAGCAGTGCAGGGATCCAAAACTTCTTACTAATCATACCTTGATATCTCCTTCCTCCCACGGAGGATTGTCCGAGGTGGTCTCGGTCTTGACAGGGTTCAGAGACGCTTCAAGCGTCATAACGAGTTCCTTACCCTGCTCGTAGCTATCAATCCCTCCGAGGGACTTGATATCCAGTTCATTCTCCATCCACTCAGCGACCTCAGACGGAGTTCCAGCACGAGTCTTCTTGTATTTAGCAGACGACTCGACGTAGCTAGGCCATTGACCTTGCTTGGTCATGCGAATGTTGAAGTCGTTACCACGCTCCAACGAGATGATCGTGCTGTTATCAGGATCGTCCTCATCTTGGAAATCCTCATTGATCATAGCAGCCATCACACGGTCGAACAATTGCTTGCTCATGCTGAGAATCTTCACAGGGCTATCATCACCCTCTTCTTGCAGCTTACGAATCACAGCAGTGCTGTAGAATCGAGGGCGAGGCTTGATCATGCGAGCCATAGCATTGTACTTGCTATCGTCGTCACGACCCATACCCATCGCGTTGTGACGCTTCCACAGATCGTAGTAGAAATCACAGACAGGGCAACGCTCCTGCTCGGTCTTGCGGCACTTGTAGTAGTTCCACTTACCTTGATCATCCTGGTGTGCGTGAAGAGAAGCCTCCACGAAGAAATCCAGGGGATCATCCTTACCGGGAAGGAACCTCACGAGGTTATCCCCTTCCGAAGGCGACCAGAAACCATTGGAAGAGCCCGTGCTCTTCTTGGTCTCGGTGTTCATGTTCTTGTGCAACTCACGGAGTTCTGCTAGTGTCTTTGCCATATTATTATCCTTGGGCTATTTCTGCATTGAGTGCTAACAAGTTATTGGTAAAGCTTGGATTCCTGCCTACTGTTAGCGGAAAGCTGGACAAGCATATCTTTCTTCATATCCAGAGTATTACAGATGCCCTTGGCATAACCGTAAGACTCTCGGAGATGACGAATTTCAGAAGTAAAGTTTTGAGACTCCTCAAGGGAGTTTACGTAGTCCTCACCAGCGACAGCGGTGAGCTTGGCACCTTCGGATCGCTTCTCAGTCCGAGCAGTAGCCTTGAACTCTTCAAAGTTCTCTTCGGCGTCGTCGAGAAGTCGCTTGATACGAATCATGATACCATAATAATAGGCATACACGGTCGGAATTTCACACATTTGGTTAGCGACCTGAGTAGGATCGCTTGCCAGACGACCAATGTGAACACAAATCTCATCATAGACTTCATGATTGAGAAAAGGAACACCAAGATTTTGGTTTACTGTGATGTAACTAACCATAGATCGTTGCGAAGAGTTTAGGGTTAAGGTTGTGCAGAGTCATCGTCTGCTTGGACAATGCTACCACAAGCTGCTCGTTGGTCAAGAACATCCTTTGAGAATCGAAGTTCTTTTCATCAAGTCCTGCACCTTCGAGCATACAGTGGTAGATTTCATGTATTATAGTCTCCCTTGCATCAGAATCAGAGAGATTCATCTCAAGTTTGATCTTATATTCGTCCCAAATGCAGACACCGTCCACCTTCTGATCATCCTGGTGGAGGTCAGAGTGTAGTTCAATGATGAAAGAAGCCCACCCAAGATTTACATGGGTGATCTCCTTCTCAATAAATTTGTTGTAGATGTGTCTCTTTTCCTTGATAAAAGGAAACTCACTCGGAGTGTTGTTCTTCATGGGATGGTTCTCTCATCTGTAAAGTGGAGTAGTCGATACTCACGTTAATTAGGTAGTGTTGCTTCGAGTCTCTGGCTTTAATAACAAAGACTCTCATCGAACCTTCGTCGTACTCTTCTTGAGTCTGATTCAGAGAAATAACCCAATCTGCTGGTCTGATCTTACCGTAGGAATCACCAAGTTCAGCATCGGTGATGATGTTGACCTTGCGAGCCTGACGGTTGGTTTGAGATGCAGTCCAGATCAGACAGTTATGCTCCACACCAAGACCACGAAGTTCTTCTGCGATGCGTTGTTGAGCCTGATACTCAGAGTCAATTATACGGTTTGGTCTGAGAAGTTCAAGATAATCTACAATAATCAGATCAGGAACAAAATTCTTGTGAAGCCTGAGTTGGACAAGGAGAGCACGAAGCTGGTTGACGTTCGATGCTCCCGTAGGGAACTCCTTGATCAGAAGTCTACCGTTCGTCTTTTCCTTTACTTCATGCAGACGATCCTTAAGCTTCAACTGTGCGTGAGGCTTCTTAAGATCAGCGTTACGGATCTCAGTAAGAACCGAGTCGAACCTGCCTGCAATCTTATCCTGGCTCATCTCAAGCGACACGTAGAGAACATTCTTCCCCTCGTAAATCGCGTGAGCACCTTGGTTTACAAGATAAAGAGACTTACCAACACCAGGGGGAGCAACCACAATAGCAAGCTCTTTAGCCGCCAAGCCCCCTTCGAGGTGCCGGTCGTGAGTCGTGAATACTGTTCCAATCTTGTTCTCATTATTTTCCTGGTAGGATCTAAGTAGACGAGCATGGACATCTTCAAAGTATTCCTGTCCGACATCTACGTTACGGTTTACGAGAAGTGCATTCTTTACAAGCTCTTCAACCTCAGCAATCTCACCCTCTTCGTTAAGGATGACCATTGCCTTACGGACGGCTTGATCCATCGCACGTTGACGAGCAAACTCCTCAACAGTATCAAGCAAGAACTCACGATCACCAAGACACGACTTATCAATCGTGTTGATCTCAGCAATAGTATTCTCGTAATCTATACCTGCATCTGCGGCACCAGACACACTCGCATTGATGAAGTCTGGCAGAACACCATCAGAAGGAAGCTTACGATACTTGTCGTAGTAATTCCTTACACCCAAGAAAACATTCTTGTATGCAGGGAAGTCGAAGTAATCAGGCTTAAGAAGAGGAACAATCTCCGAGAAGAATTCGATGTCCTTCTTTAGGAGATAGAGACAACCACGCTTAGTGTTGTCGCTGATGTGGTAGGGCATATTGTATGATAGGTCTGGGGTTTACTTTTTCCTAGCTGCTTTTCCGATAGTACCGTCTTTGGTCAGAATACGGTTTGTGTTTTTTAAGTTTTGAATTTTGTCTGCTCTCTCTTGATCGTTTAACTTGCGAACTTGTCCTTGCTCGGCCAAGACCTTGTAGTTTGGGACAACTTTCTTGTAGTGTTGGTGGCCCGACTTAACTCTTTCTTTTGTAGCAGCAATAGATTCATTGTAGAAAGTCTCAGCTTGTTTTTTATCCATACCTTCTATAGCGTATCTACGACGTTCTTTCATCGCATGATAAGAGTTACGACCATGCTTGATATCTGGGGCACCAGTAACGAGACGGTCAGCAGAAGAACCACATGAGCACTTTACCACATCAGGTGGCATGTCACCATACTCAACCTCTTCATAAACTTCATAATCTCTAGGGTCATCCCAATCAGGAAGAGCATCAGCTTCCTCCTGACTGAGACTGCTAACGAGAACTTGTTCAGTGTAGATCCCGTCTACGATTGGAATGTGACGGAGTTCTTCCTTTTCACATTCCAAGCAGTAGTAATTGTAGTAAGGCATTACGCCCCACACTCCCCGTCAATCGTGCA